CAGTTCACTGGTGATGAGTCGGTTGGTTCGTCCTCCAACAAGATCAAGCTCAACTTCAACCACCCTGTCAAGGAGCTCATCTGGGTTGTACAGCCTGATGCCAACGTTGACTACTGTGGCTCGTTCACCAGCACACAGATCCTCAACCGAGCTCTAGGTGCTCAGCCATTCAACTACACTGATGCAATTGATGCTCTCCCCAATGCTATCCATGCATTCGGCGGCCCCAACGCAGTTGCTGGTTCGGGCCCTAACAGCGGTGCATTCATTGATTCTAATGGTCTCTTCCAGCTTGCTGGTGCCATGGACAGCTCGGGTATCACCTACAACCAGATGTGGAATGTACCTTCTGGTGGTGCTACTGGCAATGCTGGTCCCAACTTCAACACAACTCCTGCTCTTGCTGACGAGTCGTATGTATCGGATGCTGGCACATTCGTTCTCTCGCAAACTGCTCTCAAGCTCCACTGCTGGGGTGAGAACCCAGTAGTTACTGCCAAGCTTCAGCTCAACGGTCAAGATCGGTTCTCGGAGCGCGAGGGCAGCTACTTTGACCTTGTTCAGCCGTTCTTCGCCCACACCCGCACACCCGATGCGGGCATTAACGTCTACTCGTTCGCTCTCCGGCCTGAGGAGCACCAGCCTTCCGGCACATGCAACTTCTCGCGTATTGACAATGCCACCCTACAGCTCGTTCTCTCCAACGCAACTGTTCAGGGCACTTCCACTGCCAAGGTTCGTGTCTATGCCACCAACTATAATGTCCTAAGAATTATGAGTGGAATGGGGGGCCTCGCGTACTCAAATTGAGCAAAATGTCTGGTATGGGTGGACATACAAAGACATACACTATTGGAAAACTATTTATGTTGTTTTACACAAATAGTTTATTGAAAAAAATAGAATACGTGTGTAAAATAATTATTTAGTTTTCAGCATTTTTCTTTTTGCGTTGTTCTGCCATTTTTTGAGCATTAAGCTTTTTATATTCTTCATCACCATATTTTTTACGAAGTGCATCACGTTGTCTTTGTTTTTGAATTCGCATTCTTTCTTTTTTTTCTTCTGCAGTTAATTTATTGCCTTTTACAATTTGTCTCAATTCTTGTACAGGTTTTACTTCTTTTCGTTCTGGTTTTTGTGCATTTTGATTGGCTAATGTACGAACATGTTCTTTTTCACGTTTTGCATCAGCTCGTTGATTTGAAATACGACAAATTTTGCAAGTTCTCGTTTCACCGTTATGCCCATTAAACATGTCTAAGGGTTGCATTTTACAACAAACAGAGCATTGTTTTTCAGTTTCTGTTTTCACTATTTCTGTACATCGTTTAGCATGATCTGTGACGCGATCGGTTTTTAAACAAGACGGGCATCTTGAAGTAGAATCTAAAGGTATTTGGGAACGACATCCACGAATTGAATTTACACAACATTTTAAACCGAGAGCAGTCGTTTCATCTATAAAAACACAGAGCTGATGTTTTCCGCAGTATTTATTCAACTCACTTTTCTTAAATTTACAATCAGGTTTAGCACATACAATAATTTCTTTTTTGATTTTAACACGGCTTCTGCACTCATCGCATCTTTTTACATCCAGAGCAAAGTGTAGAGTTTGCAATCATTTCAGGAGTGTAGTCTTTCATGTATGAAATTTACAAAATGGACCTTTAAAGCGGCAGGCATTTCCATTTACGTCTAGGGCAGGACAACTCATGGGATAAAAATAGAAATCAATGAAATGTGAATCAATTTAAAAATCCACACAAGTAAATTTGTGGATAAATCAAGGAAATATATTGATAAATTTTCAAGTAAATATTATTAAATAAAATACTTAAAGATGATACAATATATAATGTATAATGCCCTTGTAGCTCAATCGGAAGAGCGTGTGACTGTTAATCACAAGGTAGACAGATCAAAACTGTCCGAGGGCGTTATCTTTCAAAAATGCATGGTTTCCCGAGCGGTCAAAGGGGCGGGGCTTAAGATCCCGTGGCTTCGGTCTTCGTGGGTTCAAATCCCACATCATGCAAACTTTAAATATCCCATATTACAATATGGGATATTCACGTTTAAAAACTAAAAGAAATAAAAAAGGTGGTATGAATTTGTATCATTTAACTCGCGAAAGTGACATACAACAATATGATAAATATACTTCGCAATTTAAAAAATTTGCACATGATAAAAATATATCTGAGTTAACAATTGCAATAAATGGTATACAACGTTTAACTCATGAAGTAAAACATGAAGTATTAAGTAAATGTTTAGATACAATTTTAAATTTGCCAACTTATAATTCAATTGATAAAGATTTTGCACAAAAATTATATGAAGACTTTGTAACAAAATTTAAAGAAGATATAGATAAAATTCACGAACGATATGAAGAGTTAGAACAAGGAAATGGGGATAAACCTCCACCTGATATAACTTATGGCATTCGTATTCGTCTGCATGAATTAGGTAAACGAATACACCGAGAACGGGGTAAAAGAGAACCTAATGTTAAGAAAATAAGAGACTTAGAATCAAGTATAAAAGAGTTAAAAAAAGATTTAATTATTAAACCTAAACTGTATGAAAAAAAATATGAGTTTGTAACAATTTCACAACGTAAACATACTGCACGAGCTACACAGAGAAGAGATAATGAAACCCGAAAATATAAAATAAAGAGTTTATTTGCAGAACGAGATAGTAAAAGACGTAAATATTGATATTTAAAAATAATATAGAATGTATTCCTAATGATATGGATATTTCCTATATTATTTATTATTTGGTTATGGTTCAGACTAGGATTTTGGAATCGTCAACCAATTCGTCACAGATGGAATATATATAAAAAGGGAATACTTGCAGATCAACCACTGTCCAATAAATTTGTAGTACCGCAAGTTATATTTTATGACGTAACCAATTTACAAAAAGAAAATGAAACAGAATTGTATGATTATGTGAAAGAAAAACAGCCATCTTATCACAAAAAATCTCATTTTATGGGTTATTTGAAAAAAGGGTACGTATCTATTTATAAAGAAAATGGTATTCGTGGTTACATTACAAGTCGGCCTGTAAATGTTACACTAGATGGTGAAAAAATAGAGGCATATTCAACTGATTTTTTGTATGCAGAATCTTCTTATATTTTAAAATGTTTGATTCAATCTCATGAATTCAACAAACATAAATTTGCACCGGTTTCAATATTTACATCTATGACCAATCTTAGGTGGGTAGTACCTATTACTACGTATGATATACAATGGGTTTATACGCGATCGTTTCAAAAATTCAAATTTCCGTTGAAAACACGATTTGTGAAAGCATTACCGACAACGTTAAATGATGTATTTACATGTTTTCAAAAACCATTTCAGTGTCAAATGACTCCATCATTGTATACATTATCGTCGCTCATTGAAAGTAAAAATGTATCTATTTATTCAATTTATAATCCGTATTTAGTTGCCATTTTATTTTTCAAGAATATGTATGAATTGGAAGAAGATTTTGCAATCGTGGATTGGATAGGAACTATAGTGGTAGACAAAACAGATATGGAAATGTTACACAAATCAATTTCAACGATATTGTATGGAATTCACAAAACATTTAAAATAGTGCGAATACATCAGGTATCAAATACGCCAGAATATACAAATCATTATAAAATAACAACGTGTAGGAAATATGTATATAATTATGGAGTATATTCTATACAACCGAATAAATGTTTTTTCTTGTGATTAAGTATGGCAAGTAGACGTTAGAAATACAAGAAAATCAAGAAAGGTTAAAACATATGGAGGGTATAAGACTTGAGGTAATTAGTAAATTTGAGTCTGGTTTTTATTATTATAAAGCAGGGGTATGGAAATAGGATTTACATTACAATCTATAATAGAAAGTCTCTCTGATCCATTATATAATGATGAAAAATACGAAATATCAAACTACAAGTATGAATGCTATTATTTAAATAGTTTTTAATACAAATGTAACAAAAATATTATTATTTGTTTATTGTATGACAGAACTAACTTTTCCAAATACAACATTAAACATTGTCAATAATTCGTACACAACAACGATAACTCCGAGTACAATTAAGACAAATGATATTAGTTGCAATACTATTTCAAGTATTTTGGGATTTACAAAACAAGTTACTTTTGATGTTGCACCTCATTCTATATCTCCAACATTAGGAAATGATGTAGCCACTAAAGGATATGTAGATAGTTTAGTAGGTCAGTATAGTGGAGGGTACAATTTATATTTAAATAAATCGGCTACAGTAAGCGTAGGAGGTAATACCTATTATACCATATCTAATACAGTATCCAATACAACACAACAATCTAGCGTAGATACTGCAGATGGAACAAATAAATTATTGTTATCGTTTATAAGTAATGAATTAAATATTACAAATATTCCAGCAGGAATTTGGAATTTATTTTTATATGGATCTATAAACAATGCAAGTAATGTAGGTCAATATCAATTTAAGCTTAAATTATATAGTGGTGGTGTCATTACACTTATTTCTACGTCAGGAAATTCCTCTAATGTAAATTCACTTACACCGGTTGTATATACAATGAATGCAACTATTTCTGCAAGTGTAACAACTACATTAACCGATAGACTTATTATAGAAATATACAATCAATCTACAGATACATCTGTTGTAACTACTTATTTTGAAAATACCTATTATTCATTTACACAATCTACATTGAATGCAGGAACTACTCTGCTTACATCTAATAATAATTGGACGGGAAATAATACTTTTGCATTACCACCATCAACACCTACAGTTGCAGGAACACCGAATAATACAGATATAATTAATTATGAAAAAACATTGTCTATAGTAACAACAAATGGTCTAACTGGTCCACGGGGATTTACAGGTCCTACTGGCACCAATGGAACGAATGGAAGTACAGGAGAAACTGGTGCTACGGGACGTACGGGACCAACCGGAGCTAATGGAACGAAT